CGGGCACACGTAGGACTCGGGCGGCATCAGCCGTCACAGTCATGTCAATCGCCAAGCCTTCCTGTTTGCACAGGCGTTTGAAGTTCTCGGCCACAGGCTTCCAAGACTCAATAGGTACGGCCTCAGTCAGTGGCCAGTAGCAGTGCAAACCGCCACCAGACGCCACCACGTAGGGCGTGCCTAGGGTATCTAGTCCTGTCTTATCCAAGAACGCGTGAAGCGCAAGCGCGGCATCTTTCTTTGAGACGTAGCCATCCATGTCAATGAACAGGGACTTCACGTATCTAGCGTTCACGGCCAGACGATTGTCCTCGTCACCGAAGGTAGCCAAGGCAAAGTAAATGTCAAACTTGCTGTCGTGCCAACGTTTGATTGGCGCTGTGGTTTCTTCCAGAGTATGCACAAAGGCATGCTCCTTCTTTGTGAGTTCTGCTACGCAGTACCGACCAAATTCTGGCGGCGGCAGAACAACCGCTAAAAACTCAAGCGGAGTCATTGAAGTCCTTGGTGGGGTTACAGGAACAGTTCTAGCTGTCGAGCGTCTTTAAGTTGGGCATCATCAAGAGGAGCCATAACCGTCAAACGGCGTAGCACTTCCAGTTGCCAATCTTTGGGCATTCCTGTATCAAGTTCAATGAGTTCGGCGCTAAAGCGGATTAGCTCTTGCGTTGTGAGGGATCGAGGTTGTATTCCGTACATATTTTTCTCCATGCCTCATCTGCTGTGCGTGAGGTCTTCATTATGTGAGTTAAGAATTCGACGCGGTCACGATAGGCCACAAACACTTCTGTGCCTGTAAACCAGTTGTAGACAGTCTGTCGAGAGACGCCAAGCGCATAGGCAATCTTCGTGACTGGGAAGTCAAGATGGATCGCCCAACGCCCAAGCTGGTTGCCCAGAGACTTGGGTGTCTTCGCTACTTCGTCAATGATTTTTTGTGAGTAAGCCATAGTGGTATAGGTGGGGGTACTAGTTGGTGACTATTTGCTACGCTCAACGGATTTGCTAGCTAGACGTACCGTTTATATACGCAGTTACTCAGGGTTGACGTTTACCCCATGGCTTCACCAATTTTCCCCCCGATTTAGTTACTCATCGTCCCAATCAGCAACGATGTCGGCCAGCTTGTTCTTCTTAGCTGGTACGGATTCAACCTTGGCCGCGGCTTTGCGCACTTCGGGTTCTTCTTCAGCCTCGACCTCAACGGCCTTGGCTTTCTTGGGCTTGGCGGCTTTGACTTCAGCCATAGCTTCTGCTTCGTCTTCGTCGAGCATCGCACCCATGGGGCGCTTGCCTTCGATAGCCAAGGGTGCAGGGGCTACAACGCCATCAGCAGAGGCAGGGGTAACAGCCACGGCCTTCTCAGCGTCCTTGGATTTGGACTGCTCAACAGCAGACTCGTACTCGGCATCAGTCAACCAACGCATTGGGCTGAAGAACAACTTGGGAGACTCGGCCTTGGTGTCAAACTTCATGCGCGTCACGATGGCGTCCAAGTTAACGGGAGGAGTCTGAGCCGCCATGTAGCGGGCGTATGCCTGCAATGGGCGCTTGTCGCCGTCTTCCTTGCCAAAGATGGACGTAGCTGGCAGGGTGACCTGCAAGACATCACCATCAGGGTTGTTAGCCAGCACCACAGCCAAGCGCTGTTGGTAGCGGCAGGCACGGCTTTGACCATTGCCAGACCCAGCGATGTTTTGTGGGCATGTTGTACAGCTTGACGACTGCTTGTTCTTCACGCCTGCATCGGGCTTCTCACCATCAGCAGATGTGCAGTCAGGGGCGGCTGCAGCCGCGTCTTTGTCGTAGCCACCAGCGTAGAAGATACGGCTGACCTTGGGTGCCGCTTTCACGATGATGACATCCAAGTGGCGGTCTTCAATCGATGCGATCTCCTTGCCGCTTGCAAGCAGGCGGAACACACCACCCTTGATGGAGACGCGCTTCATGCCGCTACCGGCATTCACGTTACCGGCCAAGGCTAGAGTAGTTGCTGAGAGTTCTGCGTTCTTAGCGAAAGCAGGAACGTTTGAGGGATTGAACATTGCAATATTGCTCATTTTGTTTTCCATTTAAGTTGGTTTGCGTACAGAGATGTCATACTCAGATGCTGAGTTGAGTCCGGGCGGTACGACCCCGGGGTTTTCTTCTAAGAACTGCGCCATGTTGAGTTGCGCAATGCGCTTCTCAAGCAGGTCAATGGCCTCGTGCTCGATCATAAATTTCTTGAACGAGTCCCAGTCTTGTGTGGTATAGCGAGTTTTCACAGACATGACTGCCGTGCCCTCGGTGGTGCGAACAGATGTGACGCCCATGGCCTTCATCTGCTCTTTGATCGCGTTCTTGATCTCGTCCTGTTGGCCTTTAAGTACTTCCGCTTGGGTGTCGTACGCTTGGGTCAGTTCGGTCATACGCGTGCGTAGCTTGCGGTATATTTTCACAAGCCTATCTAACGGTATCGCTTCTTCTTCCATTACTTCTCCTGTTATTTTGTTGTCTAAGGTTGGACAGTTTACACAGATTTTTATACGTTACAAGCCCCTTTCAAGATTTAATTTCGGTTTCGAACATGTCGGTCAGTAGTAAGTTATCGCTTACTTTTCCTTCCAACGCTTTAAACATCTTCTTCTCAATCGGGCTACCCTGAATGTGAATCACGGTAACTTTGTCTGAGTCTTGCCCCTTGCGGTCAGCACGCGCACAGCACTGGATGTACTGCTCAACGCTCATCAACGGGCCATAGAACACCACAGTGTCAGCGGCAGTCAGCGTGATGCCGTGGGCAGAAGCCGCAGGCTGCATGACCAACACCCGAGGGTTCGGCTCGTTCTGAAAGCGGCTGATAGTTTGCCCGCGTTTGCTTGGTGTGATGTCTCCGTGAATGCACTCATTGACAATGCCCTTCTTGGTGAGGTAGTTGTGTATGGTGTCGATGGTGCTTCGGAACAACGCGAAGATGATGACCTTGCGATCTGTCTCGTCCAGTATCTCCTCAAGCACAGCAAGGCGAGGCGCTGAGTCAAACTCCACCACTTCCTTGTCGTCTGTGTAGGCCGCGCCACAACTGATCTGCAAGAGCTTACTCACACCAGCGGCGGCATTGACTGCCGTGATGGTCTCGCCTGCGGCCTGCACTAGCATGCGGTCTTTGAGCATGGTGTAGTACTTGGCTTGTTGAGGAGTGAGCGCGATCTCACGCGTCATGGTAATCACTGGCGGCAAGTCAAGGCACTGCGCTTTGGTGTAGCGTATCGCTGGCTGTAGAGCCTCGTGTACTTTCTCCTTGGCATCGAGCTTGGGCGCCCACTTAAACGTGGTGATCTTGTTCATCACTTGATCTCGCCACGCTGTGTAGAACTTGGGCACGCCCTCGGGGTTGACTAATTTTGCCAAGCCGTACGCATCCACAGGCGACTGCGATGCAGGCGTACCAGTCATCATCCACAGGTAAGTGTTGGGAGTCAGGATCGAGTTGAGTGATTTCCATCTGCGGGTAGTAGGCGTCTTGTATGCGTTGGCTTCATCCACAATCACAAGGTCAAAGCGGCCATCGTTCTTTACCTCATCAGCGATCAAGTTAAGACCTTCGTAATTCGTGATTACAATTTCGTAATCTCGCTGGATCATCTCGATGCGGCGACTAGCCTGCGCATGGTGCGCGATAACGGCAGAGCGATGAATGACACTGTTATTGATGTCGCCCATCCATGCGCTGTGCATGATCGACAGGGGGCACAGGATGAGAATCCTACGCACCTTCTTGAGCTTCATCAGGTAGTCAGCCGCCCACAACGCGGACAGCGTCTTGCCAGTGCCGGGCTCAGAGAACACGAAGGCTCTCCTGTACAGCGTGAGGAACGCTGCCGTCTCGATCTGGTGAGCCATGGGCTTGTAACGCCCCGGCCAGTCATAGCGCCTAGTGATAGGCGAGGGTACATCTTTGACACCTAGGTTACGCAACACCCGCGCTTCGTCAAGACCCCAGTAAACAGCAACATCGTAGCCTCCGTCTGCACGGGGCGTTGTCATGCTCTTTGGGATGATTGAGTACTTGTGCGGGTTCCTTGTGCGTAAGATAAGTGCTTTGTCTTCTACGATTTCCATTGCTTCTCCAAGCTATTATTTTCCGTTGTCGCTCTGGTTGGCGCTCTTACTACGGAGGCGGGTATTACCGGCCACTGACTTGCCCCCTGCACGCAGGGGTTTGATGTGATCGATGTCCTTGCCTGCACGATCAACACCCTTCTTGTCATAGGCACGCCGTGCTTTCTGACGCTCGACTTGATCGGCTGTCTCGCCTGTTTTCTTTTGAAGTTTGTAGGCGTGTTTGTAGTCACGCTTGCCGTTGGTCTGTGTCATCATTGCTCCTAGTGTTTAGGGTTGAACTCGCATCCGGTGACCTGACACCATCCGCAAAGTGGGGTTTGATTGGGGTTCCATACGTTGTTCTCAAAGCATGCTTCGAGCCGTGCAGTACGCTCACGATACTTCCACCAGAAGGCTTCAGATTGATCTCGTGTCATCTGCATCTTGACCATATCATTTTTAACAATGAACAGCAACGCAGAGTTGACCTTACGGATGTGAGGAAAGTGAGCAAAAACCATAAGCGACATCAGCACAAGCTGATCCCTGTCGGGGTACTTGTTGTTGCCAGTTTTCCAGTCCCCCACCCACGCCGTAAGGTTCTCATCATCAATGACCAGGATGTCGGCAATACCCCTAACCCATACGTCTGGTGCCTTCCAGTTGGTAGGGCGTAAGTCCACAGTCAGCGCCATCTCGTACTCAGCAAGAGCCCGTCCGGGCTTACCTAGCATGGCGTCCACCACAGGCTGGAACTGCGCATACTCAGGTGGTATCGGCTTCTTGTCCCTGATGTAGTCTTCGATGGCCTGATGTACCTGATTGCCGTAGCGCGTGGCCTCAGTCTCTTGGAAGGGGTACTTCTTTAAGACCTTGACCTCGTGATACCTGCGTTGGCAGCCCTCAAAATCTTTTAGGCTGCTGTGTGACCATGCTGGTTTTTTCATTCAAACTTCGCTGTCTTGATGGCTACTGTTAATCGGTTGGCAAACTGTGTGACAAACGCTTCGTTGCGGTTCAACTCGTGCTGTCCCATGTCCTCCAGTATGGCGTGTGTGACTTCGTGCCAGAAGGTGTCGGCCAACTCATCCTTGGTGAACTTGCGTCCTGTGATGTTGCTGGCCTTGCCAAGACGGATGCACTGCTCTGGGTAGAACGTGCGCCCCATATCTCGGCGGTGGAGCATGGCTTCCACCACCTCCACGCTGTACCACTTCTTGCCGACTCTCATTCTTGTTGGTAACTTCATTCTTCTCCTTAGTTTTTTGCTAACCCATACCTACGGTGTGCGCCACCGTCAGCGTCCAATGGAATGCCCGGCATATAAGGCGGCTCCATAGTCATTTGAGCCAAGACCCAAGTCTTAGCTTCTTGCACCTCTGCATCAGGAACCACAACGATCTGCTCGTCATGCACTGTTCCCGCCACAAAGTATCTCTTTGCAGTACGCACCATACCATCAGTCATCACGCATCTCGCTACGCCCTGCGTGACATTGTTGGTTATTTTTCCTGCATATATTTTAGTACGATCTGGCCCGTATGTCCACTCCAGTTGTTCTTTATTTGTTTTGTCATCTTTGTAACGCCTGATGTTAAGGTCAGGATACAACAGCTTCATACCAGAGGGTAGCTCGATCTCGCCCTTGCGGTAGATCAGGCACTTGTGCTTGTACTCCCGCCCCTTGTACAGACACTCACCAATAAGCTGAGTGTTTAAGTCCCAAAAATCCACAACAGGTGTTGCCGTTGATCGGTATTTGTCGATGATGGCCTTGGCCGCTAGACAATGGATGACCAACTCCTTGGTCGTGCAGGTGTGCGGGATGTCTTGGAGCTTCTCCGCGTTGACTTCCCAATCAAGGAATTTCTGCGCTGCTTGCTGAGTAACACCAAGCTTTTTTGCGAAGGCCAAGTCGTAGCGTTGTGGTGGCGCCCCAAGGAATCCTGTGAGGAGTTGAGAACTAAAAGCCGCCCAGCCAAGACCGTATCCACAGCCAAGCAACGCGCTCTTCGCAGATTGCCGAAGGTCAGGGTGAGACTCCTTACTAAGTCCGGGTATGTTGAACATCTGCGCTCCGAACGCGGCGTAAGGGTCACCACCGGCCCTGAAGATGTCCAGCATGTCTGTGTAGTCTGAAAGCCACGCCAGAACTCGCGGCTCAATCTGCGATAGATCTCCGACGACGAGTTGGTGGCCAGCGGGAGCCATAATCGCTTTGCGAAGGAACGAGCCTCGCTTGAGGTTTTGCATGTTGATGGCCGAACCCTTACTCGCCGTCCACCTACCCGTCTGCGCACCGTAGTATGAGAGAGGGACTGGTAAGGCTCCGCGTTGACTAATGTCAAGGAATCTCTGAGCCCTTGTACGCTCGGTTGTCGATTTAACCCGAAGACGCGCTTCACAAAGTAGGGCAACGTCTTCACGTTCACCATTAAGGAGCGCTTGAAATAGGGCATCGTTTTTAGCAAGTGCGAGAGTTTCTTTGCCGGTCGTCTTACTTGTCTTGGTTGGCGGAACCACATTGAGTTTCTCAAGTAGTGCAGCAAACTGCGGATTCGATGCCAACGCAGTCTCTTCCACGCCGAGCTTTTGTAATAGTGCTTCACGTTTTTCCTTTTCATCTAGTATGGCGTCGGTCAGCATGTTGGGGTCAAGCTGCAAGCACGCACGGGTGTACATTTTCAGAGTCATGTCCACAAGGCGTAACTCCTTCGATGGGTAGGATACAGCCAGCCTTGTGAATATTTCTTCGCACAGAAACACATCATGTTTGCAGTACTCAGCGAGTTCTCTTTCGAGCGTGGCGTCCAACTCGTGAACTCCGTTAGTTGAATGAACCGCTGTTCCCTTATCGGGGAGACCGAAGTCTCTAGCAAGTTTTGCAAGTGAATTTCCAACTTCCACGCCCCGTAAAGCTCGCGCCATCGATAGCGTGTCGAAGATGAAACATGGTCGGGCGTTGTACTTCCACTCCATAATTGATACATCGAACTGTGCGTTATGGGCAAGCACTGCGGTTCGTCCCCAGTCGACCCCATCAAGGTACTCACGTAACTCTGCATCTCCAAACCATCTAATTGGTTCATCGCTTCCGTATACATGGACGCAAGCTCCGAACGCTCTAAATTTATCATGGCGTATGTACTCCTCTGTTGTCATCTTGCTGAGCGTGTAACCTTCCTTGGTGTCCCAGTAGGTTTCGAAGTCGATCGTGATGATCTGTTTATATGGTGCGCTCATTCTTCTCCCTTAGTTTTGCTTCAATGGCTCGGGCCAGTTCCATGTTGGCAGCCCACCCGACTCGGTATATCTCACCGATCTCTTCGCTGGTCAGGTTGACCCACTCACGCTTCTCTACCACGTCAACTGTTTCGTCAGCTACTCGGCTGTCGTAGCAAGCGCATCCACGCTCCCAGCATCCTCTGTCAATTATTGTCATGTGTTCTTCTCCTTAAGTTTGGCTTCAATGGCGTTGTAAAAATGACCCCATCCATCCATGTCGTGTTTCTTGTAAAGCTCACGCTGCTCCTCATACGTCAGCCCAGTCCATGTGCGCGGTAGATACAAAGGCCACACCTGACCAAGCGGTGTAAACAAAGGGCTGTCTTTGTCTGTGCTGACCATGCCGTTAGTTGGGTCGTACCATGCTATTTGTTTCAATTAAAGTTCTCCTTGGGTGGTGCGTCCATAAGATTTAAAAAGCCGAAAAAATCGTTTGCCGCCAACATGAGTTGCGACGCCTCCATCTCGTTACAGTTGAGGGTAACGACTCCTGCCATCTGATCTTCAGCGCGGCCAACGATGACCACGCCTTGCGCTTTACCTTCGCCATAGCACATCACCAGTTTGTGGATAAGTAGCTTGAAGTGTGCTTGCTCTTCGTCTGACATGGCCGTCACCCTGCGGTGCAGTTCTGCCTCAGACATTGAGCCTTCATAGTCCTCGTAGTTCATTTTGTTTCTCCTTGAGCAATAGCTCTAAGTCCGGTATGTTGTGCTCACGGGCAATGAATACTGTCCCGCCATGGTTGAGGATGGCGTTGAGTTCTCTGTCCTGTAGCGCAGTGGTCTGCCCCTTGCCTGCCTTGCACTCGATGGCGATGAAGTGTCCGTCCATGCAGCCAATGATGTCAGGTATCCCTGCACGGCCAAAGCCGTTAGCAGGGGGCATGAAGTGGTACACGCCTAGCTTGTCAAGCAACAGCCGTACCGCCTTCTTTACTTTCCACTCAGGTGTCGAGGCCATCGCGTCCCCCATTGGCTTCTACATACCTTGTCAGGTTGACCTCGGGGTTGCCAAAAGTTACGCCGTCATTGGCGATCTCTCTGTTGAGTAGTTCAAACGCTTTCAACAAAGTCCTGTACCCATAGGCGTCCGTTGCCTTCTTCACATCAGGCAAGAAAACAGCGCTAGGGTCTGACGCCAGTATGAGGTACAAGAGCCGCAAGATTATCCAATCTTTCTTTTTAAGATTTTCTACATCAGTCATTGATCTCTCTCTTTCTGTTTAGAAATGCCGCATCAGCAGGGTTTTGCAAACGCGCCAGTTCGTTGTCGTAGTACTTCTTGGGCATGGGTGCTTTCTTATCAAGCAAGCCACGCAACCATTCAGCACCGCCTAGTTGGTTAAGTATGATCCACTGTCTGTCAGACATTCGGACTTGTCTTCCTATTAACTTCTCAGGTGGTTTAGGTCTTGGCATTCTTTAAGTTCCTGCTTATTACTCCGTTGGCCCAGCATCTTGCGCAGTGCCATTTAGTTTGGCTCAGTTGAATCCCGCCCTCGGGTGGTTTCGTTTCATTGCACCGTGCACACTCTTTGTACTTGTGCACGGGTTGCGTGCTACCAATAGCCAACTGCCGCCTAACAAAACCGTTCATGTTTTCATGTCCCTCACATACGTGGCAAAGCTGTGTGCTGTGTCACCAAAGGCAATGCGCATGGCATCGAACTCAAGCGCCACTTCCTCAAGCACGGCGTTGCGTATCATCGGGTCTGGTTTGATTTGCACTTTGGGCGTGCCAAAGATGTTGTCAAAATCTTCTTTGTTAAATAGTGTGTCACTCATATGCGCGCCTCTGCTTCCTCTTTAAATTGGCGGTGTTTAAGTTCTGTGTCAAGTTGCACAATCAGCTTGGCAAGGTCTATATCAATCAGGTGCAGCTTCTTCGTCCAGCGGGCGATGGTCAACTGGATGTCGTGCATGAACTCTTCCTTCATGTCTTCGTTGCCAAGCACGTTGGCCGTCATGCGGTAGCCGCCGCCAGACTCTCGATCAGAGGGCAAGCTGATAAATGCACGGACATGGGTAGGGGTGCTGTCCAGCACTGTGATCTTGCATCTCTGAATCAATGACCGCGCCTGTTCCCTTCGGAACTGCTTGGCCGCCTCGGTGTCGTCCCATTCAAAGTGACGATGCAGAATGTTGTCTTCATCCTGCGCCGCCTGTAAGACGTCATCAATCATCAGCACGCCGTTGTTGCGGCGTGCCATCTGTTCTAAATACTTGCGTTCTTCATTCATAGTTTTCTCCTTGTTAAAAAATAAAGGGGTGCCTGCTATTCCGTGCCTTGCTCCGCCACACCCCGCCCAACCCGAACACGCCCCGCCACTCCCCACGGTGCCTGCCAAGCCCTACCACACCATGCCTAAACGAGCCATACTGTTTGCCGTGCCTGCCGTACCTTGCAGTACCACACCACGCCTGACCGCGCCTCGCCTCGCCTGCCTTGCTGTGCCCATCCGCGCCATACCCTTCCAGACCATGCCTCGCCTGCCGTGCTGTGCCAAACCTGTCCATGCCTTACCATGCCTAGCCTTGCCATGCCTGCCTTGCCAAACCGGGCCCGACCGCTCCTAGCCAATCCCGGCCACGCCTGCCATGCGAAACCACACCTTATCAAGCCGAGCCTGACCGCGCCGATCCGCGCCTATCCATGCCTGCCTTGCCGAGCCAAACCGGTCGCTACCAAGCCCCGCCATAACGAGCCGTGCCTGCCTTGCCATGCCTCACTCGTCCTAGCCAGTCCTCGCCCCGCCAGTCCTCGCCTGCCTTGCCATGCCAAACCGAGCCGTGCCTTGCCATGCCTTACCGCGCCTTGACGAACCAAGCCTGCCATGCTATTCCTCTCCAAGCCACACCGCGCCAGACCCTTCCGCGCCGAGCCCCGCCAGTCCTGCCTTGCGAAACCACACCGCGCCAGACCCTTCCGCTTCGAGCCGCGCCAGTCCTGCCGTGCCCAGCCACACCATACCGCGCCAAGCCAAGCCGTAACGAACCGCTACGCACCTAGCCTGCCTCGGTGTTCAGCTTACTGGATACTGAACTTGGCTTTGACAGCAACCTCTCGATTGCTCTCCACTACTTGGAACAGACCGAACCCACATCCAGCGCTAGCCTTACTGTCGGGTCTGCCTGCACCAATCCCTACTTGTAAGCCGCAACGACTCACAAGGTTAATTACATCCACCATCTTAAACTGATCCATGTCGAACCTGACACGCAGTTTGGCCGCCCACTCACGATACATTGGACGCGAGCGTACATCGACCACGCCTGTTGCATTTCTAGTGTGCGCTGTGTACACATCGCTCTTGCCATAGATACGCACAAGCGGTATGCCGTCTTGCTTGTCCCAACCATCCGCTTCCACGAACGTCGAGAGCTTTGCAAGCGTCATCTTGAACCCAACCAGACGGCACGCTGAGATCATGGCCGCACGGAATGCGGCGGCGTTAACACCCTCCCAGTTCTCCATACTGCGGTAGCGTGCGTCTTCTGCCTCTCTGTCATAGTCGCGGGCTTCACGTACCTTCTTGCTCTTGGACGATGGGCCCTCCTGCATCTTGGCCATGAGTTCGGCCTTCTTGCTAAAGCGCTCCACCACCAGCGGTGCAATGCCCTCCAGTATCAAGTCCACAGTAGCAAACTTGGGTGGGGAAATTACGTATGTTGTTTCGATTTGATTTTTGGTAGCCATTTTATTTTCTCCTTGATGTTTTTAAATTACGCGCTAAAAATTTGCTTGAGGCGGTCGTACAACTCCCGCGCTTGGAACACAGTCAGCCTCTTAATGATCTCGTCAGGGTCTTGGGTACGCACGAGGGAAACCATGCGTTTGTTTACGTCCACACGCGCAGTACCCATGGCATAGGCAGCAGCATCAAGCGCATCTTGGCTAGGTTCAGGCATATTCTCTAGCTTCTCGCGTAATAGCGCACCAATGCCTGTCACGGCTTTCTTCTCGTACTTGCGTTTAGGTGCTTGTGCTTCTTTCTCCTTGTTAATAGCTTTGAGGGTTTTGATGGGGCGATACTCATTGATGTCTGCGTAGTGCAGGCCGTTGGTTTCGTGGATCATTTTGTTGCGTCTCATCTGCGCAATCAGGCTAGAGACTGACCCACCCCCGAACCCTTCGTGCTCCAAGGCCGTGATGATCTCCTTGCGTGTGGAGCCGGGGTTGTTCTTGATGTAGTCGAAGGTTACGCGTGATACGTTGTTAGTCACATTAAAAGTTTTCTTCATGGGAATTCCCTGAGTTGGTACAGAAGAGAGTGAAACTGGTTGCTTTGAAGAAGGAACGGGGACAGGTGTCCCCTCATCATCATCCCACTCAGTTAGGGTTCTAGTTAGTGCCGATTTGAAGGCGGTTTGGATGTCAGGCATTTGAGGTTCCTCCTGTAAGTAGCATGACGATTACGATGAAAGCAATGAGTCCAATGGACTGTATTGTGGTGAGTAGTAGATCATCCATCCCCTGCTTGTCGCCAAGCAATATGCCCTGTATCCAGTCGGACTCAGGCGTACATTCAGGGGGTGGTGGTGTATAGGTAAGGCCAATCTTGACCTTACCCGTGTCGTAGGGTGTGTTTTGCATTATTTTCTCCTTGTGTGTGCATTATTTGTCCAAGAGTAGACAGATGTCAATAGGGTCTCCAATAATAAATATCGGTTATTAGTACTATTACCGCAACTAAAAGTACTACTCTTTCTAGTTTTTCCCATGGTGTCAGCATGATGCGTCCTCCTCGTCAGCTTTTAATTGTTTGATCCACGCATCAATGGCCTGCTCATCGTAGAACGTGAGTATCCAATCAGCCAACTCATGCACAGGGTTTTGTAGCAAACAGTCGTACAGCTTATCCAATGCGTCCTTGCCGTAGCGTGCTTCAATTTCTTCTGGTGTCATTTGAATGTCTCCTTGATGTAATCGTTAGCCTCACGCTTGGTATCGAACCCTCGATACTCGCCCTCCTCATCTATCCACTCACCCGAGAAGTTTTTGCCAAAGATGACCCAGATGTCACCTACCCTCTCAGGTTCCCAACAGTTCTGGTCATTGAACCCTTCCATGTATAGCTGGTGCACAACCTTCTTGCACGTTGTATCGTCCACACCCGTAAGCCTCTCCAACTCAGCGGGGTGGTTCTCTTCAAGTAGCAACGCTATCTTGTCTTTGAAACTATCCATCTCTTCCTCCTTTTGTGCTTGCTCATCGAGCATGCGTTGATGATCTGCCAACATGTTGGCGTAGTGTGTGTCTAGTCCGTTCATACATACTCCCATGATGTTTCAGTTATGCAGTCAACAGTCCAATCACCCCCGCCAGTAGGCTCGAAGTCACTGCCGTCCATGGCTACAGCTAATGCCCGTGCCTCCTCTTCGTTCTCTGCTTCAACGATGGCGTCGCACCATACGACGTAGCTTGCTTGTATGTAGTAGCGTTTCATTTTATTCCTCCATTAAAAATACACCCTTGTCTACACAAACTGTAAACAAGCTATCGTCAGGGTAGTTCTTGAATCCACGAATACCATGCAACATGATGTGGCGGAACACTTCTCTTTGTTCCGCAGGTTCTCTGTCAAAGAACCAATTCACCTCGTAGTCAGCGCAGGCTTCCACCATTTGCGTCTTAGTCATTGCAGTCATTTACTTCCTCCTTTTCTATGTAGGCGGGGTTGCCTGTTTGGTATCGATACTCTTTGGCTTCTTTCTCAGCCGCACGCTTGGTCTTGAACACCCCTAAGAGGGTGCCGTTGTGGTTTCTAACTACGTACTTCATTGCTTCCTCCTTGATAAGTATTGCGCTTGCAATCCAAGCCGCTTTCCATATTTCATACATCCGCCCTTGGCATGGAAAATCTTTGACCCTGTAATCGGCAAAGGTATCCTTGCACCACTTGCGGTACTCAATCTTGATACGTGTTTCAGGTTTCATCTACTTTCTCCTTTGGTTAAGCTTCACAATGAATAGCATCGAACAGTGTGCACAGCACAGTCGGTGCGTCGTAGGCTCGGGCCATTTGCTTGGCCTCTTCTAATAAATCGTCAGTCAGCTTGCGCTTGCTCAAGAACTTGATTGCAAACACTGGATCTTCGGGGTACACACACTCGGCGATCAGGTTGATGATGTCGTCGTAGTACCCAGCTTGCGCATCGTAGAGAGCATCGAACAGAATCTCTGTCTCAAAGTACTCATCGTCGTCATGCCATTTGACTGGCACAATCAGATCGTTCTTAGCGCCCATGCCATCCTTGTCGTCCTTGTACACGCCGTAGCTTGACCACCAGTCCTTGTTGTATGTGGCGTAACCGTAGTCCTTGTAGTCATCAATCGTGGGGTCACGATCAGTAGGCAGTGCCTCCCAGTCAAGCTTGGCCACGGCAATAGCGAGGGCAGCAAAGTGCACGATGTCAAGGTTCTCACGATCACCATGCTCGTTGTAGTAGCCGACACTGATGTTGGTGCACTCAGGTATGTCATCGGTGAACTCAGCGGTGTCTGTGTACACACCCGTGTCGTCAGGCGAGTACATCAGGTTGTCGTTGTGCTCGTTGAGCGCAGACGCAAGGGCTTGGCAAAATGTATCTGACGCACACCTACCCATACCCTGATGACTGATGACACTGTCGATACCGCGCCTGTCGAACGCGATGGCTCGGTCGAACTGCTTGAGCAGGGCTGAGTTGTTCTTGGCGATGAACTTGGCACCGATGCCCCCGCACTCCTCGCCTTGGCTGAAGATGTAGTAGCCCTTGACACCTGAGTGGATCAAGTGCATGAGCATGGCACAGCCAGCACCATCGTCAGCACCGAGAGGGGCGCCGTTGGCATACCAGTGGGTCTGCGTCTTCTTGATGAGGTTGACGCCCGTGTCCTTGTGTACTGTGTCAACGTGAGCGATGAACAGAGTACGGCTACCCGCACCACGCGCATCGATGTGCAAGTTACCCGCACCATCCACGAATGTGAATGACTTGAGTTCAGCAGGCAGGTGCTCGAACAGCCATGCGGTGAAGTTGGATACCTCATGCGTTTTGTGTGGACGCTTACGGGATAGCGCACGTTCAAGTGTGCGTACGATGATGGGTTGTGGTTTGATTTTCTTAGCCATGATTGTTTCCTTAGATTGTGTCGGTTGATTCAAGTTTGAGATTGGCGTTGATCGATGCCATGTGCATCAACTCGGTGCTGATGATCTTGCGCATATCAATGCGTGTTTGGTCGAAGCCAAAGGTCTGGATGTGATAAGCAGGTACATCACGATGTGCGAACAACTGAACCCCGTCATGCAGTATGGTCATGCCGAAGCGAACGAACGAACCCGCAACGGTGTAGTCCTCCACCAGAGCTACCTCACTGAGCATCTCCATCGTCAGCATGGTGGCCTCGGGCTTAGTAACGACAGGGGCAACAGCTACGGCTGTATCGCCGTCCTCATCCTCATCGTCAGTAGCAGGGGCGTAGTCAGGGTGGTACTTGTCGCCATCTACCTCAACGAAGTCAACGGCATCGGTGTACCAGTTGCCCGACTCCTCGCATTGCCAGCACCCGTCATTGATACGCAAGAACTCATCGGTGTCCTCGGTACGGCATATGCGGTCATCGTCTACGTGATACCAATCGCCGTCAACCTCGATGGCCTCATCAAGAGGGACGTACTCGCCATTGTTAAGCTCGATGATCTCGTTGTCATCAAGGTAGTCAACGTCATAGTGCTCGCTTTGAGACTCGACATACACCGCATTGTCGTTGGGTACATGGTACTGATGGCCTCGTCTGCCGTACACATAGGTGTAGTCGTTACTGAGACACGACTCACAGACACGGGTGTCCTCACCTCGTCCGACCCAGTAGCCATCATTGTCATCGGTACGATCACCGCAGTCCTCGCAGTCGAAGTAGTCACCGCTGTCGTCCGTTGGGCAACCGCCTGTCTGATCGCAGACATACTCGCCTTGGGCATCGACCACAACACACCTGTTGCCTACGTCAATCGTCACACGCTTCTCACCGCCGTCAAGGAAGGGTGCAAGGAAGTGATCGCTCGTCTCGTGATAGGCCATCTTCTCGCCTTCCTGCCAGCAGTCGCGCTTGCGGTAGCCCTGCTCGGTGAGCCAGTTCTCCATGCCGTTGTCGGTCTCGCTGTACCCGCCGTTGTTGGATGGCCGAGCGTATGTCCTGACGTAGTACTTCTTGTCGTCAGTGGGGCTGGTCATACATAGCGCACGGCCAACAGTCTCATCGCCCTCGATGCGCACCGCCATGTGCCAGCCATACTTGGGATCGTATGCCTCATAGGGGTGACGATTCACGCTGTCAGAACAGCGGATGCCCCTGTCCTCACGCCAGACCATGCAAGAACCTGGGCCCCGATGCAAGTGGTAGATCATCTCGGCAGTAGTATGTACGAACTGGAAGCGAGCCGCTGACCCGTGACGCGCAACGAGATCACGTATGGTGTGATCGGGCAGGTCGAAGTGCCTGTTGAGGTACTTGCCCACCGAGGTGACAGTCTGTACGTTCTTCTGACCCTTGGCCTCGTTCTGTGTGTAGGCGATGCGGGTGCGGTCGCCCTCGGATATGTGTGGCCATTCAAGCAGCAGTTGATGCCAGTCGATGGGACGCACGAGCTTGATGGCCGCATCAATGACGGGGTGCATGGGGTACTTGTCCATCTCACGAATGATCCAGTACCTAGCATCGCGCTTGATGCTGATTGCCTCCATCTCATCCTCGTCATCCGAGAGATGCCATGCCCGTCTGAGGATGCCATCAGTTTTGCGTATGGCCTCGCGTGCATGAATCATGATGGTTACCATCTCTTGCCAGTCGTATGTGTTGTCTGTTGTAGACATATCGTTTTCTCCTTGAGTTGCTATGAATGGGGACATTTGTCCCTGTCCCCGTTGGGTTTTACTTACTCCATTCCGTTATCTGCATCTGTGCCGAATGTCATCAGATGCGTGTGCATCAGGTCTTCAGCTTCAGAGTGGGTATCGAATAGGTTGTTGCCTAGCGTGTCACTGACATAGTCGCCTGTATCGTCTTCGACCATGTAGCCATCGTTTGTTTTGATTACTTTCAGTTCCATTTCATTTACTCCTGTTGTTGATTGCTTCGAGCGCCTCGTCAGCACAGGCACGCCAAGCAGCTTCGCTGATGAACGTGTTATCGGTAGACCATGGCGGTGCGACCTTGGTTTGTTTTGAGTAGGCGTGTATCGCCTCGATCAGGTACGCCTGCATGAGTACGCCTTGTTGTGAGTGGGACATCAGATCGGTTATGAACTGGATGTTGGTGCGGTGTTTAGGTTTAGTTGCCATGGTTTTCTCCTTGAGTTTTTAGTATGAGCGTGATGCTCGGCGCCGTCAGGCGTTGCGTTAAAGGGATTCCACGTGGATTCCACAGGGATTCCCAATGGGGACAAATGTCCCCATCAGTGAAACTGGTTGCTCTCAGATGTTCCCCACTATCGTGTGCCATGTAGCAGGGACGTGCTGGTTCTCCTCAAGAGCGTCAATAATCTTGAGAGCTTCTTTCATTTGCGCTATCTTGGCTTCTTTTTTTTCATCGAACGCAAAGATGTTGCTTCGCTCAAGCGTCTCTAGTTCTTTTCTTGTGGCGTTGTATAGCCTGAACTTGGCGTTTAGATGTTGGGCAGGCGTGACTGTCCGCAAGAAAGGTATCTTGCGCTTGGCTTTAGGCTTGTGCGGTATCTCCATGAACGCATCGTGGATAGGCTGCTTGATGCGCTCGGGTATCCAGTCAGTCCAGTGCTCGCCATTGTTGGGTATGTGTGACCCTTTGGCTGAATCGTTCTTCCTACGTGCCAGTTGAATGGGTGTGTACTCAAGGTTGGATCGATGTCCTGTCAGAACATTATTGAGTTTTTCCATGACAGCTATGTAGGCATCGAACGCTTCGATGCGATGGGGACAAGTGTCCCCGTTGTAGTTCCGCCCCACCTTGGCGTTGTTCAGTTCATATTGCAGGGGCTTCATGAGGTATGCCCACTCTGCCTTGCGGTGCGTGCGTGCAATACGCATCACACGTATGCTTTCTTTCATCTGAGCCACTTCATCCTTGATCTTGCTCATCTCGGCAGGATGTAGCTTGCGCTTGCTTAGGTGCATATGAAGTTGGTTTGATGTGAGTTTGAGGTAGCTTTCGTACATGATTACATATCCTTTAAGTTGCGGTAGGGACATTATAGCAGGTTGCGTCCGTGTGTACATCACATTGGACGAGAGGGTCGCGGGCTGGCAAGCCCCATGGTGTAAGACAATGCGCTAAAAGCTGTCCAGATATATGCCTTTTTTTAAAAGTCCTAAAAGGCTTCAAAGAAACAAGCCTCAAAGAAAAATAAATGCACCCCCTTATACACACCCTTATATATATATATAAATAATAATAAAAAGATATATGTATTGGACGCAAAACTTGCCATGCTAGCATCCATGCGGGTTGCGGGGTGTCTGTACGCTGTTCCTTTTTGTTGTACGCACGGACATCGTGAAAAAACACGACAGACACCCTTCAATAATCTTCGTGCCTTTCAATAATCTTAGAACGGGGACAAATGTCCCCATCAAAAGGGCAGGTCGAGTTGGTGCATCCCGTTCTTCCATTGATCGTAGAGTGCCTGAGTTTCGAACACCATGCCACGCAGATGCAATGCACCCTTGCGGAAGATGTGAACCTGATGGTGTGAGCCGTAGCTGATGGTCTGCATATGGAAGTCACGCCCACGAATGGTGACGATACCGACTTCTTTGATGCGAGGTTGTATGAATGAGCGCATGATTATTCTCCTGTGATGATGTGCATGATCTGAGTGCCAAGTACGAACGCCCCGCCTGCGGTGAGCAGTACGCCCATTGGTGCGAGGCCATACTCGTTGATGCAGTAGAAGCCCGTGACGATGGATGTGAGTAGCGTGACTGAGAGCACGATGTGCGAGATGACCGCTGATGGTTTCATGATTAACTCCTAGGTTGGACAAGAAATGAAACACCGCACAAGCCTCTCTCGTGCGGTGTCGGGGAAGAACGGGGACAAATGTCCCGATGATTATTGAGCAAATGCAATCGCAACTGCTTTCGATGCCAGTGAACGAGCACCCTCGTACTTCTGAGCAAGCTTCGCCAGCTTCTTGGCCATCTCGACCAACTCAGCAGGCACCTCGATCTCCTCTTGCTTGCCTGACGATGCGTCACCGCAAATATCTTTCAATAATCTCTGAGCCGCTTTCTTAGCCGCTTCGTACTTGACCGCATCCTTGTCGAGTACTTTCGTGCCTTTGGCTTTGCCCTCGCCATCCTTGAGTGTCACCGCAAACTTGCTCGCCACGATGGGCAAGATAACATCGCGCACCGCGTCACGCGTCATACCCTTCGCGTCCTTGCGAGCGAGATCGATAGCGTCCGCGTATGCCAATGCGTGTGAGAGTGCTGTGGTGATGTGTGTAGATAAAGTCATGATAATTTCCTTGATGTGAATTGAAAAGAACAGGGACAGATGTCCCCGATCGCTTAGAGCTAATCCCTAACCGATACCTCTATTGTCCGAATGGGTGCGTTTCGTGATTTGGCGGACGGCGTTTTTGCCGTGGCGTTGACCCCACCCACCCCCCACCAACCCTAATTGAGCGACCCGACCCACGCGTATATAAACACTATTCCTCACCCGCAATTCGCATTTTCAAAAATCCCACCCACAATTCCCAAACGCCAACACCCCACCCCCCTAAAAATTATAAAAAATTCCCAAGGATCAATGTCAAACGTTGGACACGGCGCAATAAAAAAATGCCCCGACCTTGCGAGCCGGGGCAAAAGATGGCAACTGAAACCATCAAGGAGAAGCAATGACTTGCGCCATCACCGAAAAGAAGTGTACACTAACACCAACGAGGCAACAAGTGCGACGCCAGCACTAACCCTACGCAATGCTAGAACATTTGATTTACGGCGAGTTTCATCCAGAGGTGGTAGACGCCACCGCGGAAGTCCTGTCTTTTGAAAAGGCAGACCCGGCCACGACCATCGACGCCAAAGTCAAGACGGCTGAGTGGCTGAAGAACTTAGAGCTTGAGGACGAAGAGATTGAGTCCAAGGCAGAACAAGAAGCCGCCCGTAAGTCTTTTGCAAGTCTCGTGACAGGCCAGCCTGTGGGCAATACGCAACAAGCGTTGGCTAATTTAAAGACTCCTGCTGCAGTGCAGCATTTGGTTGGGATGCTTACAGCCTATGACTGGGCGTTTGTCGAGCAGGCCAAAGAACTGCGGGGCTACGCAGTGGCTCAGATCCTAGAAGAAGTCAAACATCCAGACGCACGCATCAGGCTCAAGGCGCTAGACATGTTGGGTAAGGTCACGGAAGTTGCCCTCTTCACCGAACGGGTGGAGGTCAAGAAGACTGAGATGTCGGATGTGGAGCTAGAGACGCGAATCAAAGAGAAGCTCAACAGGTTCATGGGCGTGATTGATGTGATTGACGTTACGGCAGACAAAGATGAAGCCTGAAAACTTCACAACGCTCAGCAAGCTGGAGCTAGAAGCCATGGCCAAGGCCCTGCCGCACATGAGTGTTAGAGAAAAGATGGAGCTTTTTGACGACTTAGAGCTTCGTGAGTCCCGCGCCAAACTGCAGGCAGCCAAAACAAACATGCTGGGGTTTGCCCAAGCGGTGTATCCGGGCTTTAAGATTGGCCCCCACCACAGAAAGCTGGCTAAGATCTTTACAGATGTAGTTGAGGGCAAGAAAAAACGCGTGATTATCAACATCGCGCCTCGTATGGGTAAGTCTGAGTTCTCCTCATACCTGTTCCCTGCGTACTTTTTGGGTAAATATCCCGAGAAAAAGATCATCATGGGCACGCACACTGCGGGTCTGTCAGAAGACTTTGGCCGTCGCATCCGTAACTTGATTGATTCAGATGAATACAGAGAAGTTTTCCCAAGCACCATGGTGGCTGACGACCAGAAGGCGGCTGGTAAGTGGTCTACAAGCGCTGGCGGTCAGTACTATGCTGCTGGTGTCGGGGGCGCTCTTGCTGGTCGTGGTGCTGATCTGTTCGTTATTGACGATCCTCACTCGGAGCAGGACGTAAAGTCTTGATGCCGGGGGGTGGGATCATCATTGTGATGACCCGTTGGTCGCTGTTAGACCTGACTGGGCGCCTGATTGACTACCAAGCTAGGAATCCAGAAGCAATTCCGTGGGAAATTGTAGAGTTGCCGGCCATCCTGAACGATGGGGGAGAAGATGAGAAGTCTCTTTGGCCAGAGCAGTGGCCGCTTGAGGCATTGAAATCCACAAAAGCATCCATTGACCCACGGTATTGGAACGCGCAGTACATGCAGCAGCCCACGGCGGAGAACTCGGCCATCGTCTCACGCAAGATGTGGCGTATTTGGGAGCCTGAAGACCCGCCAAAGTGCGAATACATCATTCAGTCGTGGGATACGGCGTTTGAAACCAAGAACAACTCTGACTATTCCGCCTGTACAACGTGGGGCATCTTCTACAACGAGGAAGAGAATGACTCGCCCCAGCTAATACTGCTGGATGCGTTTAAAGATCGCATGGCGTTTCCCGAACTCAAGCAAGTTGCGCTCAAACACTACAGAGAGTGGGAACCAGACGCGTGCATTGTGGAGAAGAAGGCCGCTGGCGCACCACTGCTTCAGGAACTGAGGGCAATGGGAATCCCAGTTCAAGAGTTCAGCCCGTCAAGGGGCAACGACAAGACAGTGCGTGTCAACGCAGTTGCGGATTTATTCAGCAGTGGTAAAGTCTGGGCACCCGACACACGCTGGGCACGGGAAGTAATTGAAGAGATGGCGGCTTTCCCCGTTGGAGAGCACGACGACTTCGTGGATACGACCACACAGGCGCTGCTACGCTTTAGGCAAGGCGGTTTTATTTCTTTGGACACGGACGAGAAAGACGAATCCGAAATCTTTCGCCGTAAGACACACGCATACTACTAGGAATACACATGGCAACGAATATCGACAAAGCGCTGTACCAACAACCCGTGGGCATCGATGCGCTGGGCGAACAAGAGTCACCCATTGAAATTGAGATTGTTGACCCTGAAGAAGTAACCATTGGTGTGGACGGGATGGAGATCTCAATTGGCAAGGGTGATTCAGAGGAAGAAGGTTTTGATGACAACTTAGCCGAGTACATGGACGATGGTGCCTTGCAGTCGATGGGCGGCGACTTGATGGCGGACATTGACCAAGACAAGCAGTCACGCAAAGAGTGGGAGAAGACCTACGTTGACGGGTTAAAGCTGCTGGGTCTTCAGATAGAGGAGCGCACTGAGCCATGGCAAGGCGCTTGCGGCGTGTTCCACCCCATGATTACAGAAGCCGTTGTGCGCTTCCAAGCCGAGACAATTACCGAGACGTTCCCAGCCCAAGGGCCTGTGCGCTCTAAGATTATTGGTAGAGACACGCCTGAGAACCAAGAGATCGCAGCCAACGTCGAAGAGGACATGAACTACGAGTTGACGGAAGTCATGACTGAGTACCGCTCTGAGCATGAGCGCATGCTGTGGTCACTGCCAGCTACAGGTTCAGCGTTTAAGAAGGTGTACTACGACCCCAGTTTGGGACGTCAGGTATCCATGTTTATTCCAGCAGAAGACATGTTGCTCCCATACGGCGCGACAGATCTGGACACTTGCTACCGCGTCACGCACGTCATGCGCAAGACCAAGAACGAGATTGTCAAACTCCAGCAAGCTGGGTTCTATCTGGACATCGACCTGCCTGATGCGCCCAAAGACCGTACTGACATTCAGAAAGCCAAGGACAAAGAGACTGGCTTTAATGATCTGAACGACGACCGCTACACAATCTATGAGTGCCATGTGGACTTGAACCTTGAAGGTTACGAGGACATGACTGAGGACGAAGACGGTGAGGAAGAAGAGACCGGCATCATGTTGCCGTACGTTGTCACCATCATCAAAGGCACAAACGACATCCTGTCAATCCGCCGTAACTGGAACGAAGACGATGAACTCAGACTCAAGCGCCAGCACTTTGTGCACTATCAGTACATCCCCGGCTTTGGAGCATATGGTTTTGGACTCTTCCACCTTATCGGTGGTTTTGCCAAGTCAGCCACTAGCCTTATGCGTCAGTTGGTCGACGCAGGAACGTTATCTAACCTTCCGGGTGGACTCAAGTCAAGGGGTTTGCGAATCAAAGGCGATGACACACCAATCGCCCCCGGTGAGTGGAGAGACGTTGACGTAGCCTCTGGCAACATCCGTGACAGCATACTGCCGCTTCCATACAAGGAGCCAAGCGCAACGCTGTTCAACTTGATGCAGACCATCGTTGATGAAGGCCGCCGCTTTGCCGCGACTGCTGACATGAAGGTGTCTGACATGAGCGCCAACGCGCCTGTCGGTACAACGCTAGCTCTCTTAGAGCGTCAATTAAAGGTGATGACTGCGGTGCAGGCTCGTGTGCACTTTGCATTGAAGCAAGAGTTAAAGCTCTTGAAGAACATCATCCGCGACTACACCGATCCAGACTACACATACGATCCTGAGTACGGCTCACGTAAAGCAAAGAAGACTGACTACGACAAGGTTGACATCATCCCCGTGTCAGATCCTAACGCGGCTACCATGAGCCAGCGCGTAATCCAGTACCAAGCTGTGATTCAGATGGCGCAGATGGCTCCGGACATTTACAACTTGCCAGAACTTCACCGTGGTATGTTAAACGTCTTGGGCATCAAGAACGCAGAAAAGCTTGTGCCAATTGAGGACGATCAGAAGCCGACAGATCCTGTGCAAGAGAATCAGAACGCGCTCAAGGGCACGCCACTCAAAGCGTTCCTGCATCAAGACCACGCTTCACACATTCAAGTGCACATGATGCTGTTGCAAGATCCCCAGATCCAGCAGTTCATTGGACAGAACCCACAGGCCCCCAAGATCATGGGTGCAATTACTGCACACATTGCAGAGCACGTTGGCTATCAGATGCGTCAGAAGATCGAGCAGCAGTTGGGTATGCCTCTGCCTCCCGAAGACGAGAAGTTGCCACCGCAGATTGAGATTGCCTTGTCCGGCATGATGGCGCAAGCCGCGCAACAGGTAATGCAACAAGCGCAGGCCAAAGCCGCACAGCAACAAGCCCAGCAGCAAGCGCAAGATCCGATTGTGCAGATGCAGATGCAAGAGTTGCAACTAAAGCAACAAGAATTGGAATTAAAGAAACAGAAGATCATGATGGACGCCGCAGCCAAAGCGGATGCCCAGCAGTTGAAAGAACAAGAAGTCAGTGGTCGCTTAGAACTCGACGCCCTCAAAGTGGGTGCACAAATTAAAGAGTCCCAAGCTAAAACCCAGTTTGACCAAGAACGTGCCGGTGTCCAAATGGGCACTGACATTGCAAAGAGCAAAGCCCAAATGGAATTGCAAGCGCGAACTGCTGCGCTTCAAAATAGCAGGAACCAAGGTTCTAGAAAATGATTCAAGAATTCGCACGCGTATTGCGCGACAAAATACGCACTGACATGAACAACTACGCCGACGACATCGCCGGTGGAGCATGTCGAACATTCGATGAATATCAAAAACTCTGCGGGATTATTTCGGGTCTAGCCCTTGCAGAGCGTTATCTCCTTGACCTGCAGCAGAAAGTTGAAGAATCACATGATCGAGACTGAATCAGGATTGATTTTGCCCCCCGGTATTTCGTTGCCGCCACACATCCAGCCAGTAGAACAGCCTGACGAAGATGATGATAACGATACAAAAGCAGGTGCACTGCCATCCCCAACAGGGTGGAAGTTACTTTGCGTAGTGCCTGAAGTTGAAGCAAAGATTGCAGGCACATCACTGGATCTCGTGAGAGATTCAGCCACTATGCGTCAAGAAGAACACGCCACCACGGTGCTGTTTGTATTGCGTGTAGGCCCCGATGCGTACAAAGACACCGCCAAGTTTCCTAACGGAGCATGGTGTAAAGAGGGCGACTTTGTGTTAGTACGTACTTACTCCGGCACAAGATTCAAAATCTTTGGCAAGGAGTTCCGTCTCATCAACGATGACCAAGTTGATGCTGTTGTGCTAGACCCTCGCGGCCTGACCCGCGCTTGAAAGGAAGAACATGGCTGAACCATACAAGTTCCCCGACGAAATTGAAGAGAAGAAGACGGCTGACGTCGAATTCGAGATTGAAGGGGCGGAAGAAGTAGAGATTGAAATCGAAGACGACACGCCTGAACGTGACAGGGGCCGCAAGCCGCTAGACCGTGAAGTTGCTGATCCAACCGATGAAGAGATCGAGTCTTACTCTGACAAAGTTAAAGGACGCATTAAAGAATTGACCCACGCCCGTCACGACGAGCGCCGTGTCAAAGAAGCTACGATGCGTGAGAAACAAGAGCTGGAGCGTCTAGCACAGCAGTTAATTCAGGAAAACAAACGCCTGAAGCAAAACGTTTACACAGGACAGGAAGCCATCATTGAGGGGGCCAAAGGTAAGGCTGAATCAGAGTTGGCCATAGCCCGCAGTAGACTTAAAGCAGCACAAGAAGCTTTTGATACAGACGCCATCCTTGACGCCCAAGAAGCTGTGATGGATGCAAAGATAAAAGTTGAACAAACAAAAAATTATCGTCCTACCCCTTTACAGGAAGAAAAATTTGATGTACAAACTCAACAAACCCAGCCTGCAAAGGCTGAACCGGACGAAAAAACTCTGCGCTGGCAGGCAAAAAACCAGTGGTTCGGACAACAAGGGTTTGAAGAATATACCAGCTACGCACTAGGGCTGCATCAAAAACTAGTCACAAACGGAGTGGATCCCCGCTCTGCTGAATACTTCGATCAAATTGATGGTCGCATGAAGTCAACGTTTCCTGATTTGTTCGGGCAAACAACTGACAAGCCAAGGTCTGGTGAGGCTCAAAAGCGACCTACGACAGTGGTGGCCTCTGTATCTCGTTCTACGAGTGCAGGAAAAATTAAGCTAACTCAAACGCAAGTAGCGTTAGCGAAAAAATTTGGTTTAACCCCGCAGCAATATGCTGCACAAGTAGCGAAACTGGAGAGTTGAAATGGCTGAAACAATTGACCGCTCAAATCGTGATTTAAAGTCACGCGAAAAATCTGTTCGTGCAGTATACGTACCGCCGACAAACTTGCCTGATCCAACGCCTGAACCGGGTTATGTGTATCGCTGGGTAGCGACGCATGTTCTGGGACAGTCGGAAGTAACCAATGTGTCACGCAGAATGCGTGAAGGTTGGGTGCCGGTGAAGGCAGATGACCATCCGGAATTGATGCTGTTGGGTAACGAAAAAACTGGGAATGTGGAAATTGGTGGACTCATGCTTTGCAAGATGTCTGCTGAAAAAGCAAGAGCCCGGGATGAGTACTATGACCAACAAGCGCAAAACCAGATGGAATCAGTTGACAATAGCTTCATGCGACAAAATGATCCGCGCATGCCGTTGTTTGCCGACCGCAAGTCGTCTTCAACGCGTGGTGGATTTGGTTCTGGTTCTAAATAAACTTAGGAGTCCTTAAATGGCATCTACCGCTTCTCCCTACGGCCTTCGCGCCGTAAACGAGTTGGGCGGCCTACCATATGCTGGTAGCACCCGTACCTTCTTGATCGACCCTGCGGGTTACAACACGAACATTTTTAATGGTTCGATTGTTGCAATCAATACGTCTGGTTACATCAACATCGTCACCACAAATGGCGATAACAGCACACCGTTCCCCGCAGGTACTATCGGCGTTTTCGTCGGTTGCTCCTTTGTGAACGCCCAAGGTCAAACTATGTACTCACAGTACTACCCTGCCAACACAGCTTCTGTGCAAGGCTCGGCCATTACTGCGTACGTAATTGATGACGACCGCGCTGTCTTCCAAGTGCAAGCTGCCGGTACTCTGGCACAAACTGCCTTGGGCATGAACGTGTTCTTGAACGCTGTTCAAAGCACTTCTACAGGTTCTACAACCACCGGCAATTCCAATACGGCTGTTAGCATTTCTGCTGCCGCCACATCTGGTTATGCCTTCCGTGTTGTCGGTTTTGCAGACGTTCCCGGATTCTCAACTGTTGGCGACGCCTTCACTGACATCTTGGTCAAGTTCAATCCCGGCGCACATTCATACAGCAACGCCACCGGCGTGGCATAAGGAGTAACTAACCATGGCAATTTCACGCGCACAACTACTTAAAGAGTTGCTCCCCGGTCTGAACGCTTTGTTCGGTATGGAATACGCTCGCTACGGCGAAGAGCACAAAGAAATCTACGAGACAGAGAAATCTGAGCGTAGCTTTGAAGAAGAGACAAAGCTTGCTGGCTTTGGTTCTGCTCCAGTCAAGAACGAGGGTTCAGCCATTGCGTATGACAACGCACAGGAAGCCTTCACAGCACGTTACAACCACGAGACTATCGCCCTTGGCTTCTCCATTACGGAAGAAGCTGTGGAAGATAACTTGTACGACAGCTTGTCTGCTCGTTACACAAAGTCTTTGGCCCGTGCCATGTCTTACACCAAGCAAGTAAAAGCTGCTTCCGTTATCAACAACGGTTTTAGCGGTTCATACTTGGGCGGTGACGGCGTTTCTTTGTTCGGTGTTAACTCATCTAGCGCTCGCGTTGGTCACCCGCTCGTTAACGGTGGTGTGAACTTCAACAGCCCAACAGTTGGTGTTGACTTGAACGAGACTTCATTGGAAAACGCTGTGATTCAGATTGCAGCTTGGACTGATGAGCGCGGTCTGTTGATCGCCGCCAAGCCACGCAAGATGGTGATTCCTCCATCACTGATGTTCGTTGCTAAGCGTTTGCTTGACACTGAACTTCGTGTACAAACTTCTGACAACGACATCAACGCGTTGAAGCAGATGGGTGCAATCCCTGAAGGTTACACTGTTAACCACTTCTTGACCGACAGCAACGGCTGGTATTTGATTACCGATGTTCCTAACGGCATGAAGCACTTCGAACGTATCGCTTTGCAAAACAGCATGGACGGTGACTTTGATACAGGTAACGTTCGTTACAAAGCCCGTGAGCGTTATAGCTTCGGCTGGTCTGATCCTCTCGGTATGTGGGGTTCAGCAGGCGCTTAATGCGTTTGTGAAAAGGGGGCTTGTGCCCCCTTTTCTTTTGGTGTATATTACAGACTGATGCACTTTACTTGTATGTAAGGACAAATCATGGCAAATTCCACGTTTAACGGCCCAGTACGGTCGCAGAATGGCTTTCAATCCATTACCATTAACCCAACCACTGGCGCAGTTACAGTCGACGCTACGTTCGGTGCTACCACCAGCGTAACTAACCTGACTACTTCAAATCTGGTTTTTACCGATCAAAACCACCCAACAACTGCTGCAATTAACGCAACAGCTACGGCTACCGCAGCGCAAGTTGCAACAGGCTACATTACTTCTACCTCAGCATCTCCTACGACTATTACGTTGCCTACAGGCACGTTGCTTGGTGCCGCTTTGGGTGCAAGCCGTGGTACTGTTTTAGAGTTGTATGTTGACAACACTGCTGGTGCAAGCACTGTAACTATTGCTGTTGCTACTAACGGTATTTTGTCTAGCGCTGCCGCTGACACTGCTGGTAGTTTTGGTGATTTGACAATTGCTTCTGGTGCAACTGGTATTGGTCGCTTCACCATCATGTTCTTTAGCGCAACAGCGTACGTGTTTACTCGTACCGCCTAATCAACCCAAGGGGCTTCGGCCCCGTTTTTAAAGGAGCTTGATTATGACGATGCAATATGACGTAAAGTCGTATCACAACACCGCGTCAGGTTTGGCGGTGCCATACCGCACCCGTCTCAAAGGTGTGTTGATTTCCCCAACAACGTCTGTTGCATTTAACACCGTAATTGTTGATAATGTTACGCAAACTGGCACGTATGACGTTCCCGGCTCAACCACTTGCACAGTAACAATCACCGCGCACGGTTTGACTACCGGGGATCGTGTGTATTTGGACTTTACCTCTGGCACAACCACAGATGACGCTTACACGGTGACGGTGCTGACTGCAAACACGTTTACGGTTACTGTGACATCCGCAACAACAAACGGTAATGTGACTATGTACGCCAAGCTTTTGACCGAGATAGATTGCTCTAACGGCACATCTTTTTACACCTTAATTCCCGGCGAAGGTGTTTTGGCAACCACGGGAATTCGTGTGTTTTTGCCTTCAGCAAGCGTGACCTCAACTATTTTCTACGGATAAGGTGCGGCCATGACAATGCAATATGACGTAAAATCCTATCACGCTTCTACCTCTGGTACAGCGGTGAGCTACCAGACACGACTGAAAAGTGTTGTGGTTACGTCTGGCACGGTTTCTGCGCGTACCTTTTCTATTTGCGATCCAACCGTAAACAAGTCAGGCACGTATGCACGTACATCTCCAAGTGGCGTGGTAACCATTACAATGACTGCACACGGGTTAGAAACAGGCGACCGAGTGTTTATAAACTTTACTTCCGGTCTTGGTATTGACGCAGCGTTTGATGTGACAAAACTCACAGCAAATACTTTTACTGTGACAACTGCGTCAACTGCGACAACATCGGGTAATGTCACAATGTATCCGGTAATTTTGTTGGAGGTGGACACCTACAACACTGTAGGCTTGCCAATTTTCATTCCCGGCGAAGGCATTCTTTGCGAGAATGGTATCTTCGTTGGTGTTGGCGGCAGTGTAACCGGAACAATCTATTATGGCTAAGAGTCCAGCATGGCAGAGGAAAGAAGGCAAGTCCGAGAAGGGCGGCTTGAACGCCAAGGGCCGGGCTTCCTACAACAAGGCAAACCCCGGGAAGCCGGGACTGAAGCGTCCTCAACCAGAGGGCGGCAAACGCCGCGACTCTTTCTGCGCCCGTATGGAAGGCATGAAGAAAAAGCTGACCGGAGAGAAGGCCAAGAAAGACCCAAACTCCCGCATCAACAAGAGCCTTCGGGCTTGGAATTGCTGATATGAACGACATCGAATTAACAGATCGCGAAGAAGCCATTGCCCGTAAAGCGGCAAAGATGGCCATTGAAGAAATGTCTGGCGAGTTCTACAAAATGGTTGGTAAGACTGTTGTAGAAAAAGCTTTGATTTGGATCGGCCTGTTGGTTGTTGGGTTTATATTCGGCAAAGGCTGGATCATTAAGGTTTGACATGCCTAGCACTAGCAAAAAGCAACACAATTTCATGGCGGCGATTGCGAACAATCCTGCGTTTGCCAAGAAGGTTGGGATACCGCAAAGCGTTGGAAAAGAATTTACCGACGCTGACAAGGGTAAGAAGTTTCGCTCCGGCGGCGTAAGCCGTGCGGATATTCAGAAGGTGAACAAGCCTAAAACCGAACACGGAAAAACGGCTTTTTTTAAAGAAGGTGGATCTATCATGGCTACAAAGAACAACGGTATTACCAAAGCAAAAATGGGCGCAGTGCGCACAGCGGCTCCTAGCCGTGATGGTTTGGCCACTAAAGGCAAGACCAAAGGCACTATGGTGTCCATGAAGGGCAGCACCCCTCTGGGCATGAAAGCTGGCGGCATGAAGAAAATGAACTACGGCGGCAAAGCCTGCTAAAACCATGATGGCGAGTCGCGGGATGGGGGATATTTCCCCCTCTAAAATGCCCACGGGCAAGCGTAAGGCTCGCCGTGATGACACCGACTTCACCCAATACAAAGAGGGTGGGAAAGTGAATGCGGCGGGCAATTACACTAAGCCAAGTCTTCGCAAGAAGATTGTGTCCCAAGTAAAAGCCGCAGCAACGCAGGGTACTGGTGCAGGTCAGTGGTCGGCGCGTAAAGCTCAGCTAGTTGCCAAGAAGTACAAGGCGGCTGGCGGGGGTTACCGAGATTGAAAGCGCCTCAGAAATCATTGAAGGACTGGGGCGACCAGAAATGGAGAACCAAAAGTGGTAAAAAATCTTCTGACACGGGTGAAAGATACCTTCCAAGCGCTGCGATTAAAAGTCTCAGCCCTGCTGAGTACGCTGCGACGACCAAAGCAAAGCGGGCAGGAAAAGCCGCCGGAAAACAATTCGTAAAGCAACCCAAAACGATTGCAAAGAAAACGGCAGGATTTAGATGACTACTTCAGGACTCACCTCGTTTAACCTCGACCTCAATGATATGGTCGAGGAGGCTTTTGAACGGGCGGGTTCTGAGCTTCGCACGGGTTACGACCTGCGCACAGCGCGTCGTTCACTCAACCTGCTCTTTGCAGACTGGGCGAATCGTGGCGTGAACATGTGGACGTTCGAGCAGAACACCATCACGTTGGTAACAGGCCAGCCCACGTATGCTTTGCCAGACGATACGGTTGACCTGCTTGACCATGTGATCCGAACCAATGCCAACGTAGCCTCAAATCAGGCCGACCTGACGATTACGCGGATCAGCATGCCCACGTATGCCACCATCCCAAATAAATTGACCACAGGCCGTCCTATCCAAGTTTGGGTACAGCGTTTGACCGGTAACTCCAACGCTTTGACAGGCACGGTGCAAGCCACCATCAGTGCGACAGCCACAACAATCCCTGTGACTTCGCTTGTCGGCATACCGACTGCGGGCTTTATCACGATTGGTGGCGAGTTGATTGGTTTTAACGAGACTTCTCCTGCGGATGGTGCTACACCAGCATACCTGTACAACTGCACTCGTGGGCAGGACGGCACAACAGCGGCTACCCACAACACTGGCGCAGCCATGAGTTTGGTTCAGAAGAATAGCATCACTGTGTGGCCAACCCCCAACCCCGGCACGACATATCAGTTTGTGTACTGGCGCATGCGCCGTATTCAAGACTCTGGTGGCGGCACTAAGACCATGGATGTCCCATTCCGTTTTGTGCCTTGCTTGGCCGCTGGCTTGGCTTACTACATTGCGCTTAAAGTCCCAGAGGGACTCCAGCGTTTGGACGTTTTGAAACAACAGTACGACGAGGCTTGGGATCGCGCCGCAGGCGAAGATCAGGAAAAAGCAGCAGTGCGCTTTGTTCCCCGTCAGACGTTCATTGGAAGCGGTACGTAAATGGGCAATCGGTTTGCGTCCGGCAAGAACTCCATTGCGACGTGTGATCGTTGTGGGTTTCAGTTCAAGCTGACTGAGTTACGCAAAGAAATTATTAAGACCAAGAATTACAATCTCTTGGTTTGCAAGATTTGTTGGGATCCTGACCAGCCGCAGTTGCAGTTGGGCATGTACCCCGTAAGTGATCCACAGGGCATACGCGATCCCCGCCCTGACACAAGTTATGTCCAGTCTGGTAATACAGGCTTGCAGATTGAGTTGACCAACAGCACTAATGTTAATGCTGCTGGTTTACCGTCTGGGGGATCACGAGACATTCAATGGGGTTGGAACCCTGTGGGTGGGGCTAGGTTTTTTGATACGGCACTGACACCAAACTACTTGTTGTTAGGCGTACAAATTGGTACAGTAACGATACAGATAGGAGCCTGAAATGGACAAGAAAGATTTAGCGCAAGACAAAAAGATGATTAAGTCTGCTGTTGGCAAGCATGAAAAAAACATGCACCCCGG